TGGGTCACAAACGTGAGCCCCATCATTCAGCTCGGCCTAGAGCCCGTCTTTGCCGACATTTCTCTGAGACACTTCAGCTTCGATACTGATAAACTCAAGCCAGATCCGTCTATCAAGATAGTTTTCGTTACGCATCTCCTCGGACTCGACGCCCCTATGGAAAGACTCAAAGAACTCTATCCAGGGGCCATATTTATCGAAGACATATGCGAGTCGCACGGTGTGACCGGCCCAGATGGTAAACGCCGCGGGGCCGATTCTTCCATGGGCTCCACCTTTAGTTTCTATTTCGGCCATCACATGACGACCATCGAAGGAGGGATGGTATCGACGAACAACCGCGAACTGTACGAACTTATGAGGCTAAAACGGAGCCACGGTCTCGCACGTGAAATGTCACCCGAGTACTTCAAGGCGGCGAGTGAAAAGTATCCAGACATCAATAGCAAGTTTCTATTCATGACAGACGGCTTCAACTTTAGAAACACAGAGCTCGGTGCCGTCCTCGGACTGGGCCAACTCCCCAAGCTCGACTCGTTCATAGAAATTAGAAAAAATAATTATAAAGTTTTTTGCGAGAATATGAAAGAACTGGGCGAGTACTTTCATCTGCCCGAGTATACCGAATCAAACAGTAGTTTCGTATTTCCATTCATCTGTAGGAACAAGGAGATTTATGAAAAACTCAAAAAATACTTTGATGCCCACGAGGTCGAGTACCGCCCAGTGGTTGCTGGAAATCTTCTCCGCCAGCCGTTTCTCACCAAGTGGAGGAACACCTACGCACCAAACGCCGACATAGTCCACAAGTTTGGGCTCTACATAGGTAATAACCAGTTCGTCACGACTCAAGACATCAACTCGACATTCGGACCTGGTTTTATTAAATCATTGATGTCGTAAGCAGGACCGCGTCCGGGCGCAAACCATGCACGAGGGGCGACAAGTCGGGCATCCGCATTTTCGCGCATGTAGTAGGCATACAGAGACAGGGTAGAGTTTGCAATGATAAAGTGTTCACAGAGAGACATCAAAAAAAGGGTCTTGACCGGGTCGGGCTCATGAATGACCTCCACATTCGGCCCTGTTAGGTCGGCGACCAGGTCTGGTTCCTCACAAAACAATAAAAATTTATTGTTTGGAAAAAGTTTCATGGCTTCAAGATAGTACTCCTTGGGGAGGACAGTCTGGTTGACGGCGAAGAGCTTCCGGCCATCCCCGCCCCACCTGACGTGGACACAAACTCCTCCTGAAAAGCGAGTCTTTTGATCGGCCCATAGTTCTGGCACATTTGAACGCAGGAGGTCTCTGAGTTCAATTCTGTACTTGTCGAAATATTTCCATGACTGATAGTACCCATTCAATACACGGGCGTCACGGGGTATTTGTATGTACGTAAAACGGGGCTCGCTCCATTCAGCACCCCGTGCTTCTGAAACCATCTTTACATGTTTAAAAAGATCTGAAAATTCACCAAACTTTTTATATAATGGATAGTCTGGAATATTGGGGTGAGGGTACCATCCTATAGCCCCGAGTTCCTGTCCCTGTTCCCTGGCGAAAGACCAGGCGGCTGCGTGCTGAAACAGGAGGTTACCTAGACCTCCACAAGGCACGATGACAATCATTTAAAGGTAAAGTTAGATTAACTTTAAATGGTTCGGATAGTAACGACCATGACTGTAATTCCCACTCGAGAAGTGGCAGTCATAAGGGCAATTATGAGCGTACAGAGAGGAAACGTCAAGCCCGATGCTATGTATATTAATATCCCTAATGAATACGCGAGGTTCAAAGAAAAACTCGAGCCCTGGCTCAAACCTGTTCTCGACGCCATAGGAGTAACTATTATCCAGCTCGAACACGATAGGTGCTGTCTTAACAAGATATTGCCTATCCTTGCGATCGAGAAGGACCCCGAAACGCTCGTTGTAACTATTGATGATGACATTATCTACTCGCCTCTATTCATCGCGGGCCTCCTCGAGGGCCACAAGAAGTTCGGTGGAGTCGTGGGATACTCGGGTCTTCAGTATCCTGAGAAAGTACAAGAAGAAGGGAATAATCCGATGGAATATCACATCTTGATGGGGCACGGAAGACGGGCGGAAATTCTGCAACAAGGATTTGGAACAATGACTAAACTCTCATCTTTATATGATTTTCCGAACGTGCCCCCTCTCGAGAAAGGGGGCGATGCCACTATGTATCTAAGTGACGACTATATCGTATCACGCTTCTACGACTTTAAGAAAATACCCAAGTTTTTGGTGTGCTGGGATCAGATTGGGCGGTTAAAAGATGACTGGTCGAGCATCTGCACTCTCATAGAAGACAATGTAGGTCCCGCACTTAGCAGCGACCGCAAGAGCCTCGAGGACTATCTTCGATGCTCTGAAATTGTAAAGCACCTGTGGAACTGGCCCTATCCCAATCTAAACAACGTCGGCTCTTCTTGACCTCCCATTTCCTGACACTGGTAGAATACAGGGCTCTTGAGAGCGTACACATTGTAAGAGGACATGATCCTTGATTGAATTATATCATAGTCGGGAGATTCCCATGCGGATGTCTTCCGATAGGCTGCAAGACACGCCTCGGCCCAGCGCCTCGTGAGGAAAAGAACCGCGTGATTTGAAAGCATATTCACAAGCCGAACAACCTCTGGGTACTGGTCGAGAGGACCCCCTTGATACGCCATGACGGCCTTGACAAACTGAGGGTGCATACTCCACTTACTGATTCCCAGATACACACCGTCCGCACCTTCAGGGACGTCTATAACGTGACGGAACCACGGCGTCGTGTTACAATCATCCTCTAGACATATAAAGGGCCTAAACTCACCCTCTAGTCGCTTTTTGAACAACTCTATAAGACCAAGCACGCCACTGTGCTTTCCCTTGTCGCAATAGCCTACGTGGCACTCCCCTTGAAGACCAGACTCTTTTAGCATCTTTTCCATGTGTTCGCGGCGCTCGGGACGATGCGGGCCGTGAAGATACACGATATCAATAGTTCGAATGTCTATCATTATTACAAAGTGTCAGCCTTATCCTTATCTAGTCGAATCTCCACAAAGACGGGCAGAAAGAGGCTCTTGGCCTTGGTCTTCTTGTCGGTGATGAGCGCGTTGTACTTGACCGCCAGCACCTTGCCCACAAACTCACTCGGGTCCGAGCGCCTCTCCTCGTCGCTCAGACCCGTCCCGACCGAACACTTCACAGCCCCATCTGCAGACCGAACCTCCAGGGCCCCAATCATCCCAGTGTACTTACCAGTGCCGGCCGTCGTCCCCGTGCACAGCAGGTCCGCCTCTAGCTCAGCCTTCATCTTGACCTGATGCTTGACCCTCTTGTCCTCCCACGGACCCTCGGGGTCCTTGAGGATCAGACCCTCCTCACCCTCGGCCAACTTTTCTTGATACAGAGCCTGTGCCGTCGCCAAGCTGTTGATCATCGTCGTCTGGGCGACCCGGATACCCTTGGTCCTTAGCCCGTTCAGCAGGGTCCAGCGGGCATAGCACGGCATCTTGCACGAGCCGCGGCGAAAGTCCGTCAGTGGGATCCTGTCCCACACAACCGCCCGGATACGCTTGGAAACCTCCTCAGTCCCCGTACCCTTCTGGAACTTGGTCAGTAGACCATTGCCCGTCTTGCGGTCAAGCACCTTGCCCTGCGGCCCAGAGACTAGAAGCTCCCCATCGAACACGAGGTCCGCGCCATCAGCCATAGTCAGAAAGTCCTCGTCAAGAGCCTCGAACAGATCGAGCTCCTTGCCGTTTCGCGAACGGTACGAGACCGCGCCATTCTCCACGATCGCATTGAACCGCATACCGTCCATCTTGGTCTGGGCCATCATAGGAAACTTGAGCTTGGTCGACCCATTCATAGGGCTGACCAGTTGGCACGGATACGAGAGGCGCAGGTCCGGCCAGATTTTCTCGACCGTCGACTCGCTGACCCCGCACCGGAGGTTTCGGCCAATGACCAGCTTGAGAACCTCGCGGTCTTCAAGAGTCAGCGAACCCAGGAGGACCGAGACGCACTCCTTGGCCAGACTGCCCGTCACCTTGCGAGACGCGATATCCTTCACGAGATCGCCGAGGGCTGTCGCGAGCGATATTTTTTGGTTATTTTCAGAAACATCTGGAATCTTTTTAATGTAAAAGTTGATGCTCGGGTCGAGCGCCAGACGAAAGGCCTCCTTGAGAGTCCCGTTCGACTCGTGCTTTTCAAGGATAGCCTCCTTCTCGAGACGGCTCGCGGTAGACTCAAGGCGCTTCAGGATCGACAGGACAGACATTTTGCTTTCGTGACTTAGAGGTCCTGGATCCTAAGACCCTAGGACACACAACATGGATCCGCTGGCTCGTGATCTTAAAATCATGGCTGCACGCATTTGGGAAACCCTAGGACCCGGTTTTAGCGAACGCGTCTATCACAACTCCTTTGAGGTTGAACTGCGACTCAGAGGCATCCCCTACGAGACTGAGCGCATCTTGCCCATCACCTACGAGGGCCACAACGTGGGAAACTTGCGAGCCGACCTCGTCATCGATGGCCGGATTATTGTCGAGTTAAAATCAACCACAAAACTTAAGGATGAATTTGAGAATCAGGCCAAGAACTACATGCGCCTGACTGGAATTCCAAGCGCTCTCTTGATCAACTTCCCCGCCGTCTCTGGTGAGGTCGAGGTGCGTTTTTTCTCAGACCTTAGTAAGGATGCTCGCCAAGGAGTGGTTTCCTCGGGAGGAGATATTCCTGACAAAACTGGAGAAACAGTGTAACGCGTACCAGAAGCACTTTACGGAGGAGTACACGACCTATAGCACATCGGCCCGTCGCTACAACATACCTATCCTCGTCATATCAGCCATCAACGGTCTCACGGCCGTCGGCCTCACCTCCTTTGTCGAACAAAAGTACGTGAGTGTGTTGAACGCCATACTCTCTGCCGGACCGGGAGTCCTCGGCTCGATACAGCTTTATCTTAAAATTAGCGAGAAGCAGACCAAGGCGATGCAGTCCTCTATGCTTATGAAACGTCTGGCCCTGAAGATTTCCAAGGAACTCAGTATCGATGCGCCCCAGCGCCAGACGGATGGGAAAACTTTTATTCAAGAATGTTTTGGTGAATTTAATGCGGCTGTTGAAAACGCCAATCCTATAGAAATAGAATTGGACAACCATGTGACTATAAATATGGAAGAACCTTCTGTAAAGAAGAATATGTTTGGATTCAGGACATCACCGCCGAGCACGCCCGCGCGTTCCTCGTTCGAGTCGGATGCGCGCGGAAAGTCGCTCTGGAACGCACTTCGACTCGATACCCTCGGTCGGACGCCTTCACCTGGAGTGAGCGAAGGGTCTTAGCCTCCTCGCAACCTCAAAACGAGGTGGATGCACGACTCCTTCTGGATATTAAAATCTGCGAGAGTTCGGCCATCCTCGAGCTGCTTGCCCGCAAAGATGAGGCGCTGTTGGTCGGGAGGAATTCCTTCTTTGTCTTGAATCTTGGCCTTTACATTCTCAATAGTATCACTCGACTCTACCTCGAGTGTGATCGTCTTGCCCGTCAGAGTCTTGACGAAGATCTGCATTTTATTACTCAGAGGCCCTCGGCTCTAAGACGCAGACAGCCCTCTTGTCAGCCTCGCGGTTCCATGTCGAGTTGTGATCTGTAGCCCTCGTGTGAGCACGGACGTGCGTCCATGTGACGTCCCGTCCAACCAGCAGAGCTCTGAGTCGAGCCACGAGGTCAAGGTTCGCCTTGGCCTGGCCACATTGACCAAAAGATTACTATCCGTCATAATCTCCAGGTTTTCGGAGGTTGCTTCAAGCGCCTTGATGGCGGCTGTAAACTCGGCGCGATTATTGGTCTGTTCAGAACCTTCTAAAAGTCCTGAACAGTCCAGTTCCGGGTGTTCGGGAAACACTGCGGCCCATGAGCCACGCGATCCCTTCATTCCGTTACAGGAGCACGCTCCATCGGTGAATACTTTCATTTACTATCTAGGCCTTTTGTTTTTTAAGAGCACGGCGGTTCTTATTTGCCTGATTTCTCCCCTTGACATAGTTCCGCAGGCTCGTGAGCTCTTCCTTTTTAAAGTTGCGCTTCTTCGCCTTGAGCCACTCTGCACGGGCCTTGGCCGTCTTGAGAGCGTTTATATTCTTGAGGGCATTTGAATACTTGTTCCAGACCTCGTGGTTCGCACTCGGCATGGGACTCGGAGACTTCTGGGTCGCTATGTAGTTCCGAACAGTCTTGCGATTATTCGCCGTCAGAGCTCCCCAGTAGGTTTTGAAGTTTGATTCAACCTTCTTGCGCCGCTCGGTCGCGGGGCTCTTGACCTTGGGCTTGCGCTTGATCGGAGGCTTTACTAAAGGAGAACTCTTTTTGTAATAGTTCCGTGCGAGCCATTCTCCAGTGTTTCTGAAATGCATAAGAACCTTGCGCTCATGCATGGGAACCTTTTTCCAGAAAAGTGAATAATAAATCACCCTCTGTGTTTTGGTTGTCGCAAGTGACATGTGATTCTTTGCTTGTTGAAATACATTCTCCGACGGCTTATTAAACTTTTTTGAAAGTTTTAGTAAAAACTCATATTGTGCAGTCTTATTAATTTTATATCCTGAAATTTTCATATTTTTAATGGTTTGCATTGCACTTTCACGATTCTTTGCAGTTTCAAGTAAGGAATTATAAAAGTTCTTATTGAGAACTGGAGCGGTCGCATTTCGAGCTCGGGCCCTCTTTAGAGCCGCAATCTGGGCCGGATTATAAAGATTAGGAGAAAGGTTTATTGAATTAGAACGTTCCCACGGAGTCTTGGTCTTCTTGTACTTGAGGCGGCACACGGGCTTGATGGACTCGATGTAATCATTCCTAGAAAAGATGATGAAATTGTAGCCCATGTAAGTAATCTGCCCGCCCGCGAAAAAGTCATAGAACCGGGCAACCTCTCCATAGACCACCTTCTCGAGATCTTTCCAGACCCACCAGTCGCATGGAAACTGCTTGCGCTGATTTGAGTCGAAGAGGTATCCCTTCCCGTTGCACACATAGCCCGTGATCGCGTGCCACTTGTGCTGCTGTGCGTTTGAGGCGTTCGAGTTCCCGATCGTAATCGAACAGCACATCTTCGAGTACGTCTTGGGTCTGAAATATGGGACGCGATCCACACGTGCCGACTTGGAAGCCACCGCTACAAAGAAATGAGGCCGCTTCCGAGCATCTGCGGCTGGAACATGTGCAAAATGATTTGACATGAGATAGTCTGTAATTCCCAAGTGCTTGAGAATCTTAGGGAGCTCGTCCTGTGGAAACCCACCCTGCCCGCCGGCGTGCGCTTTGGCGATGGTTCCAGCCAGGCTCGCACCCCCGAGGATGTTGCCCGACTTGCCCATCTTGGCCGATACTGAGCGAGGTCCTGACCGGAAGCACAGGTACTGATCCAAAAATTTATAAAAATAAATTCTTTTTGTTTTGATAATGTCAGCCCTGAGGGGACACGGGGCGTCTATGCCATCATCAAAGTAAGCCTTTTCAGCCCCATCAAGTCCTTTGTAAAACTTTTCCAAGTGATCGAAGAGTATCTTCTGACCTGCGTCCGACAGAAGAAACCCGTTTATTATACTGAAGAACCAGCAGGTCCCTCGGGTCTGAAGCGCACCGTCTCCACAACTCATACTACTTTTAGGAATTATTTTTTGGGGAAGGGGACTTGCGCTTTGTCCCACTCGTGAGGAGGACATTGTTGAGACTAGAAACAAAATTTTGTAATTGTTTGTAATGATTCTCGTCAAGGACTGGGCGGTACACTGCAAGCAAGGCGCGCCGTGCATACATCCCTCCGGCCCGGTTCACGCGCTCTTTGGCCCTTTTGTATCTCTGATAACTTGTTATATAATTCGAAAGTTTCTTGCGGTTGGAGGGAGGCATCTTGTTGATGACGTTCTGTCCCATGCGAATGTTCGAAGACACGAGCATCTTGGCCACCTCAAGATTGAGAGTGTTTCTCTCGTTCACAAGAATACGGCGCGCACGGGCCGGGGCGAGCTTGCCTTCTGCCACGCGCTGAAGGACGGTTCGCGGGCTTGCCCGGAGTATGCTCCCGAGGCGCTCGAGCGGCACGTTCGCCATGGTGTTCGCAGCCGCCTTGCACGTCATATGGACGCGCGAGACGAACGCATCCTTCGTCCACACTATATAATCAAAAGATATATTCATATTCGCCTTTCTATCTGGATAGAACTGGGCGAGTCTCCTCATACCGAGCGCAAGGCTCTTCGGATCCCACCACTGGCAGGCATACTTCCTTTGCTGGTTCGAATCGTACAAATATCCGTGACCTCCTGAGACGAATCCGGTGACCGCATGAGGCTCGTGTACCGTGACAGAGAATGCACAGTGACTCAGGCTAAACTTAAAGCCAGATCTCCGCAGAACCTTGGGTACTTTATATGGACTGTAACGTTCTCCCAAAATAATAAATTGCTTGTCGGGAGGGATAGTACCTCCTTCATTCTTTAGTTGGCCCTTCTCTTTTTGATATTTATCACCAAGCCCGATACTCCGCAGGACTGAAAACACCTCCTGGTGCGTAAAGGCTCCACCGGACCCAAAGGAGTTTCTAAAAGAATTGTTATTGTTCCATTTGTTTATAGTCCTGAGGAGCTCTGGGCTGGTCTTGGCCTGCAGGGGGACCTGACGGTTGCGTCGGTACTGACAGATATATTGATCAATAAATTTCCAGAAATGAAGTTGACTAAAGGTGCGGTGCTTGGCGGGGCAGCCCATACCGCTCGGCCGAAGAAAAGCCTCGCGTTCACCCTGGTTCAGCCCGTTGAAAAACTCAGTCATTCGCTTGTAGAGGATAGCCTTCCCTGCATCACTGAGTATGAAGCCGTTCAGGATGGTGTAGAACCAGCAGGTTCCGTGCGTCTGGAGTGGCGCACTCATTACTAATGACAACCAAAATCTTCGCCAATCGTCGGGGTGGCGCATTTTGTGAACCGTTTCGATATTTTCTTGAAGCACTCGTTCGAGTGATCCTTCAGGTTCGTGAAGGCTTGCAGGGTCGCGTCGCAGTTTCTGTCAACCAAGAGGGCCCGGAAGAGGTCGATTGTCACGGTCTGATACATGTCGAGGACCTGACGGATCGCCTCATTCTTTTCCCGCTTCTTTTCACGCTGTTGAAGCTTTTTCTTGAAAACTTCCTCTGTGAAATCCTTGAGCATAAACTTGATACGCAAGTCTCTGTTGCCGGCCGCATGGTCGTCAGCAAGGTACCGACCTTGGACGACCCACTGGATGTGAGTGTGATTCCTATGAATGCTCCATAGGTGCTTCTGAGTTGGCGTCTGCGTTGGTGGCGCATAAGCCTGCCCACGGCCGTGACCTGCGTAATATGATCCAAGAAGTGTTCGGAGCTGTTCGACACTCGGAAGTCCTCCACACGGCGCGTCTCCAGG